TTTGATATTGCATTTACAACAAATAATATAATTTCTTTATCACAAGTTATTAAATTATATTGTTCATATAAAATAAAAAACCCAACAAAAAATAAAACAGATTTTTTAACTGATTTTTCATTAAACGTCTCAACAAAAAATTCATTAATTGAAAATATACTTAATAACACTTTTTTAATAATTCAAAAAAAATTACCAAAAGTAAAAATTGAATCAATAAGGGCAGATTCAAATAGTGTTGAAAGTCAACAAATCAAAGTTGAATACTATGATATGTTTAAAGTTTTAAATGATAAATGGGTTGCTGGTAATAATTTTTCCGAAAATTCTTTTATGGATTCTTTTTTATTTTTAGATAAAGCAAGTAGAGACGTTGGTGATGAAGTAATTGTCGACGTTTTTAAAGTTAGAGAATATATAAATTCATTTAGTAAAACTGCACCTGTATACGATTTGATATCCCAAATACTTAAAGACCATCACTTTGTAACTTTTACTATGCCATCATATATTAATTTTTATAATAGGTCTAACAACGAAGGACCTCAAGAAAGTGCTCAGTTAATGTTTGGAACTTATTTAGATGTTGACTATTCAGAAACATCATCAAAATTTGTTAGTATTTTGTCCTCTGACCCATCAACAAATCCCACACTTGAAACTAAACAAAATGGATATTGTGATGATGGTTTTGAACTTGGAAAATCCCAAAACAACCCATTAGTAAGATTAAATACCTCTACCGATGAAAAATCAAATAAAGTTGTTGGGTTTGCGGTTGACTTTGGACTACAAAGACAACAAATGTTTTATAATTTAAACTTAGCTCAAGACGTCGGAAAATCAACATCGGAATCATTATTAATGGAATATGAATTAGCTCAACTAACAAATGGGAGAAAATCAAGGACTCAAAATGTTAGTTTATTTAATTTATATAAAAATAGAAGTTATTCATGCACTGTCCAATCTATGGGTAATGCAACCATACAACCAACAATGTATTTTAGCTTGAGAAATGTCCCAATGTTTAATGGACCTTATCTCATTTTAGAAGTTAACCACTCAATATCACCAGGGGCATTTGAAACTACCTTTTCAGGGGTTAGGCAAAAAATATTTACGTTAAATCAATCTCAAGATTTATTAGCGTCAATTAAATTAGAATTAGGTAGAAATTTTTATAGTGAAATAAAAAGACAAAAAGACGAAATTTCAAAAAGTGCTACAACTACAACCCAACAAACTGCTCAAACAACAAATTCAGTTCAGGAAAATCCTGTTGATAAAAACAATCAAACTTGTACACCTAATACTACTTATAAAAATTATGTTAATGTAACTGGTGATAGTAAAACTTTAAGTTATAATCAGGTAATTAATGAAGTTAGTGTTATTGTTAATAATGATTTAAGAAAAGAAGCTGCTTTATTTACAATAATTTATTTGTCAAATAACTCAAACAATAACATTAAATTTTTTAACAACAATTTGACAAATGTAAATCTGAATAGAAAATGGAGTGGCAAGCTACCTGAAAAGTTTGATAAAGAATATTCATGTTTAAATTTTGGAAATCAGGTAAATCCGGTGGTTAAATTTACAAACATTAGTTATAACCTACAGTTCATGGATTCGTATTTAAAAAATTATTACGCAGATTTACAATATGCGACTGATGTTACAATAGTTGAAGAATTGACTAAATTCTATATAAAATATTGGTCGTTACAGTCACAAAAAGACGATGCTTATTATGATAATTACATCTCAACAAACGCTACCGAGTATTCTAATATACGTAATAAAGTCCAACAAGCCTATATAATTTTAAATCCGGTTAATTTAAATGTATTAACTACCGACACACCAACATTAACAGATAATAGATAAATTTGTAATTTTTAATTAAAGTAGATATTTATAAATAAAATTCGTATGAATACAAAAGAAGCATTAGATAGATATCTTGGGAAAAACACAAGAATCGCTGAAACTGATAAAGGTAATGGTTACAAAGAAGTTTGTGACTTAGATACTGGTGATTGTTATACAGTTAGAATGAAAGATGGTTTGATTGAAAGAGTCAACAATTCAATGACAATTAATAAAAAAATTAACGTTGAGACAACTCAAGGTTATAAACAACTTTTGAACGGGTAATAAAATGGATTTATCTAAAAAATTATTAGAAGAGCTTAAAAAGCACAATAAGATTAATAACTATATTGTTGAGCAAGACGCTCCTCCACCACCACCTGCTGAAGGTGAATTACCTCCACCTCCTGGTGGACTTGAAACTCCTCCTCCTGCTGGTGATGCTGCGGCGACTCCTCCATCGGCTCCCACTCCTGAACCATCTGCACCTGTTGATGTTGAGAATGACCCTGATGTTGAAAAAATTGGTGACGAATCTAAAAGTGATTCAGACACTGAGGAATTAGACATTACTGATTTGGTGACCTCTCAAAAAAACATGGAAGACAAACAAGAGGAGTATTTTAACAACTTATTCTCACAATTACAAAGTTTGGAAAGTAAATTATCTGAGATGGATAAAATCATGGATAAAATTAATACTATTGAGACTAAAATTGAAAAATATAGAGAAAAGACACCTCAAGAAAAACTTGAACTTAGAAGTTTAGATTCGGGACCTTTTAATCAAAAACTCACTCAATTTTTTGACGACAAATTAGAAGACATTGAAAAATCAGGAAAAAATGAATATGTTATTACACCTGATGATGTTGAAAATTATTCTCAAGCTGAAATTAAAAATAGTTTTAATGACTTAACTAGTGGTGAGAGTGATACAAATACTTTCACATATCGTTAATCATTTGTTTGACATTTACGGCTGACACACTTATACTTGTTTATTAACTAATAATTTATATATATCATGGCGACAAATTCACTAGATGCTGTTCTCGCTCAGTATGAAAAAGCGAAAGGTGGCTCAAACGGAGCTAACAAGATGTCTCAAGAAGACAGAATGAAAAAATATTTTGCGGCAATCCTAACGCAAAATGAAACATCGGGACAAAAACGTCTACGTATTTTACCAACTCCTGACGGTTCATCTCCTTTCAAAGAGGTGTGGTATCATGAGGTTCAAGTTGAGGGTAAATGGAATAAAATTTATGACCCAGGTAAAAATGACAACGAGCGTTCACCTTTGACTGAAATTCATGATGAATTAATGTCAACAGGGAAAGAATCCGATAAAGAACTTGCTAAATCTTACAAACCTCGTAAGTTTTATATCGTTAAGGTTATTGACCGAGATAATGAAGCTGATGGAGTTAAGTTTTGGAGATTTAAACACAATTACAAAAACGAAGGTATCTTAGACAAAATCATTCCAATTTGGAAAGCTAAAGGTGATATTACTGACCCTGTGAATGGTCGTGATTTAATCATCGAATTGGCTAAGGCTAAGACTCCAAAAGGTGCGACATACACAGTTATTCAGACTGTAATGCACGATGACCCATCTCCAGTACATGCTGATGCTGAAACTGCCAAGTCTTGGATTGAAGACCCACTTACTTGGGCTGACGTTTACTCTAAAAAACCTGTCGAGTATTTGGAAGCGATTGCTCGTGGAGAAACCCCAAGATGGTCATCTGAATTGGGTAAATATGTTTATGGTGACGAGTCGTCTGAAACAACATTAGGTGGTTCTTCAGACTACACTGACCCACAAGCAGACGCAGAACCCGATGGTGATTTACCATTCTAATTTATAAAAGGATGGACACTCGTATAGACAAAGTGTCCATCCTTTGTTATTTTTAATACAAACAATTTAAACGCATAGACATTTATGGCAATAAAGAAAAAAGAATTTTCTCTTGATGCAATCAAAAACAAATATTCTACAAAAACTAAATACAAGGATACGGAGTTCTATGAAGTCGACGAAGCTTTTCATAGCGCTTGTGGTCTACCTGGTCCTGCTTTGGGTAACATCAATATGTTCTTGGGGCACTCAAATTCTTCCAAAACGACAGCACTTGTTAAAGCTGCTGTATCGGCACAGAAGAAGGGGCATTTACCCGTTTTCATTATTACTGAAAAGAAATGGTCGTGGGAACACGCCGTTGAATTAGGACTTCAGGCGGAAATGGTTGATGGAGAATGGGACGGACAATTCCTATTCAACGACGACTTTGATTATATAGAACAGGCGACTGATTATATTAACGAATTATTGGACGAACAAGAGAAGGGTAATATTCCATACTCATTATGTTTTTTATGGGATTCTGTGGGTTCTATACCTTGTAAAATGACCTTTGACGGCAAAGGTGGGCGGCAACATAATGCTAGTACAATGGCGGATAAAATAGGTATGGGTATACATGCTCGTATCACTAAATCTAAAAAAGAAGATTATCCGTATTATAATACTCTTATTGTTGTTAATCAGCCTTGGGTTGAATTACCCGATAACCCATTCGGACAACCTCAAATTAAGGCTAAGGGAGGGGAGGCAATATGGTTAGCATCAGCATTGGTATTTTTGTTCGGTAATCAAAAGAATTCTGGAATCAATCATATTACGGCAACTAAAAATGGTAGAACAGTATCATACGCAATTAGAACAAAAGTTTCCGTATTGAAAAACCACATCAATGGGTTAGGATATAAGGATGGTAAAATAATTGCAACGCCACAAGGATATATTGTTGACACAAAAGAGGCATTAGAAGATTATAAAAAAGAATATTCACAATATTGGAACGCGATTTTATCAGGAACAGGAGAAATTACTTTTGGAGAAGAAAAAGAAGAACCAATAATTGAAAGTTTTGACGAATAAAAGTCATATTCATTCCACTTTTTTAATATATTAGATATTTATTATTAATGGGTAGAAAAAAAATAATTGAAGAAATGAAAAAGGTTAAAGTCGGGGTGTCAATAGACCCCGACTTACCTGATTATTTTAAAGAAAAATCAGTTAATTTGTCCTCATTAGTTAATAAATTATTAAGAAAATATATTGAAGATGGAAACTAAGATTTGTTATAAATGTAAGGAAGAAAAGGATGTTTGTGAGTTTGGTAACCGCTCAAATACTAAGGACGGTAAATCTTCACAATGTAAAAAATGTCACAATCTAAGGTCTGCGGATTATCAAAAACGAAATTACAAAGAATGTTTAGAAAGACAAAGGCAATGGAGAAGTAAAAATCCTGAATGGGTGAGTAATGTCAACAAAAAAAACTATGATAATAATAGGGAATATAATTTAAATAGAGTTAAAGATTGGTATAAAAATAATCCCCACAAACGAAAGGAATACCGAGAAAATTACAAACCAAGGAAACATGAACAAAGAAAAGAAAGAAGAGAATCTGACCCTATTTTTGTATTAATTAATAATGTTAGAAGTCGTCTTTACAAATACCTAACCAAGTTGGATATTACTAAAAAAAATAAAACATTTGACATTGTGGGGTGCAATCCCTTACAATTAAAAGAACATTTGGAAAAACAATTTGTTGATGGTATGACATGGGAAAATAAAGGGGATTGGCATATTGACCACATCATCCCTCTATCTTCCGCAAAAACAGAAGATGAATTATATAAACTATGTCATTATACTAATTTGCAACCGCTTTGGGCGATTGATAATATTAAAAAAGGTAAAAAAATTTTGTCAAATAATTCAAACATTAATTCGTGAAAAAAACTCTACTTGTAGACGGAAATAATTTGATGAAGATTGGGTTCCATGGGGTAAAAGATTACTTTCACAACGGAGAGCATATCGGAGCAATTTATCACTTCATTAATACTTTAAGAAAGTTTATTGAAGAACAAAATTTTGATAAGGTAGTTGTATTTTGGGATGGTGAAGACTCCACAAGTATTCGTGGAGTTCTTTACCCCAAATACAA